CTCTAGTGAGACTATCAGTAATATTATTATATTGTGGGATATTACTATTAAAAAATCTTGAATTAAATGTAATAGAGTTAATTCTAATACCAGCAGATAAATTTACTTGATCATTATCATATTTAAATGCGAAATATGAATATTTATCAAATTCAAAATTATAATCAAAATTTTCTGAACTATCAATATAAAAATATAAATTAGTATCAGTAAAATGAGACAAAGTCAAATTTTTTATAAAATTAGCAGATAATAGATTAAAATTATTATTAGAAATTTCATATAAATAATATATTGATCCTATTTCAAATGTAGTATCTGTACTTTCTCCATTATCTGAATTTGTAAAATCAATAAAATTTAATTCAGAACTATTAATTATTAATAGATCTTGATCAATAAAATTATTATTACATTTTAATTTATAAAATGTATTATTTTCTGTATCTTTATAAATTAAATAAAGATAATTATCTGTTGTTAATCTATCAGAATAATTTTCATAATTATTATAAATTTCTATTTTTAATGATTCATTATTTAAATCAATACTAGTTATTTTAAAAGTACCTATGAAATTATCAGGTTCAGTCTCATTAATTTGATAATTAGTTGATACATCAGTAGTATAAATATACACTATTGTATTTATTGTTAAAGATAAAGTTGTTAAATCATCATTTTGATCTAAAAATAATATACTATCATTAGAAGTTTGATCAGATGTCAAGTTTAATTTTAAAGTTAAAAATGGTGTAGTTTGTGAAAAGTAAGATATAAGATTATTAATATTAAATATTTCAGAATAGTTTGTAATATTTTTTGTAAAAATGTTACTATATGAGTTATTTATTCTAATTTTGAAATTATCTTTTGTGTCAAAGAAAATATTTAAAAATTTATTTACAAATTTATCAGTTGAGTAAGATGAGTCATTAATTGAATAAACTGAGTCATTATATCTTGTAAATTTGTTTGTAATGGAGGTAAATGAATCTTCATTTAAATTAGTTTCAATATAATCATCAACTATTAAAGAAGATTGATTTATAGAAAATTCTAATGTTACATATAATAAATCAACAAAATATGAATTAATAATATTAATTAAAATATTTTTTTGATTATTTAATGTATTTTGAGAGGATGTAATTGCTAAATCATAAAAATCATCTTTATTAAGAGAATTAATAGAATAAAAATTAGAATTATATAGAAATTCAAAATTATTCCAAATATCAGAATAATAAATTTTATAACTAATTGGAGATAGAATATTATTATCATTAAATAAATAAGTAATTTCAGATTGATCAAAATCGTTAGTATTTGGTTGACTATTAAATAAATTATATGCTGATAAAAAATTATCGAATAATTCGTAATCAATATTATTATTATTAATTTTAAGAATCTTTATATAAAAATCAGGATTATTTTGAGGAAGAATATTAAAACGACTATTATATCCAAATAATATCATATCAATTTCTAAAGATGAATAATTATTTGTATCTAAAGTCATAGTATAACCATCGTCACTAATTACTTCATATATAATTTCTTGTGAAGATAAATTTAAATTATTTACAGAGTTAGATAAAAAGAAGTTATCTGATTTATTATTAATAGCTAATTCAAATAAATAATTATTATTAATATAATTTTTATTAAATATTAGAATAGATTTAATATTTTTTAAATTAAATTGATTAGAATTACAAATAAATAAAATATTATTAGAGTTAATTGTATCTAAAGTATTAATTAAAATATAATTATTTTGTAAAACGTTTAATGAATCAAAATTTTGTATAACAAGTTGATTATTAGTATCAATGTAATTTTTAGAAGAGATTAAATAATATGATAAAAGGTTATAATCATTATTAGTATTATAATATAATAATTTGTAAAATAGTTTTTGTAAATAAATATTAATATGATTAAATTTATAATTATCATTAGATTTTTTATTAAGATAAACTAATAATGGACTGACATTATTATTATAAATTAGATTAAGTAATAATTTTTTATTTGATATAATATTATTATTATCAAGTAATATATTATGTGTTTGATTAAATTGTGAATTTGATTCTAAACTAAAATCGTTAAAGATGACTGAGGTTGTATTATTATCATTAAGTAAAGAAGTATTTAGTTGGTAGTATATATTAGATGATACAGAGGAGGTATTATCATTAAAAATGTGATAAATTTTTAATATATTTGAATAAATAGAATTCACATCAATATTAGAGTCATAAAAGTGAATAATAGTGTTATAAAGTGAATTATTTAAGATAGAGTTATTAATGGATGTGAAATTATTTAATAAATTAAGGTATTCAATATTATTAATAAATTGTAAGTTATTTGTTAAAGAGTAAAGTAATTCAAATTTAGATTGAGTATATTCTATATTAATTTGTGGTAAGTGAACTAATAAATTAATACTATTGATAAGATCTCCATATTTTGGTATTTCTATAATATTATTTGAGTTAAAGTTAAAGTTAGTTTTAAAATTAGAGTTAGAGTAGGTGATAGAAAAGTTAGTATGTTTTTTGTAAACGAATTTAAAGAATGTAAATTCAGGATTTAGAGATAAATAAGAATCTTGTGTACCATTTGATATAAGTTGAAGTAATCCCCCTGGCATTTAATAAATAATAATATTTTATTTTTAAGTTAAAAAGTATAATATAAAATCTTATATATTATTATGAGTGATTTTGATATTAATAATTATTTAACTAAGAATTATTTAGTAATATTAGAAGAATTAAATAATAAAAATAAGTTTTTAAATTTTATTTATTATATTAATACTAATTTTAAAAAAATTAAAATTAGTAAACTGGAATTATTAATTAAAATAATTTTAAATAAAATATTATATTATGAAGGCAATTTAAAAAATAAAGAATTTAAAAATTTTTATGATAATATAGATGATGAAGAGAATAAAGAGTTATTAGATAATTTTATAGATTATTATGATAATTTAGATATTTTAAAAAAGAATTATTATTTAATATTGTTTATAATAGTAGGTTCTTTTAAAGAAAAGTATAATTATTTAAAGTTAGATTTTAGTAAGAGATTAGATAATAAATCATTAGATAATTTAGGTAATTTAATAGAGAATGATATTTTTAGATATTATAATTCTTTTTTTGATTTAAATTTAAATAGGGCATTTTTTAAGAGGATAAAGGAGTGTAAAGATAGTAATGTAATGATAATATATACAAACGAGATAATTTCAAGATTAATCGGTTTACGTGAATTATTTTCATTAGAGTTATTAGAAATTTTAGAAGTAAAGAAGATTACAATAAGTGAATTTTACGAATTAGAGTATTTAGAAAGAGTAAATTATTTTTTAAATTTTTATAATAAAACAAATAATTTATTTAAAATATTTTTCAAGATAACAAATTTTATAAAAAGATTTTTAATAAAAATAAATGATTTAATTGAGATAAGTCAATTAGATTATTTAGATAGTTTAACTGATTCTGATGATATAAATCCTGGTTTATTTTGTATTTTAGATGAAGATGAAATTAATCAAGTAATGAATTTATCTAATGATGATGATGAACATGTAGATACACCATATTATAATATTACTAATTTATTTATAAAATCAGAAGTAAATAATAACGAAGAATCGTTTGGTGATTCTAATTCTAGTAGTGAATCAGATGGTGAGACATAAAAAAAATAATTCCTATAATAGTATCTAGAAACAAAAATTTCCAAGCAAATTTATATTTTTTAATGTAGTAAAAAGTAAATAATAGAAATAATGAACCGTGAATAGGTCTATATATATTCCACCAAGTAACTCCATTAGCTTCAGGAGCATTAAGTCTAAGATCGAATAAGAATAAATAAAAAAATGATAATGATTGGATAAAAGTTAATATAGGAATAATTTTATTATTTTGAAAATTTTTTGTTAAGAATGATATTAAAAATCTAAGTAAAATACATAAAATAAAGTTATAGTTCATATATTATAAATATATTTTAATTAAAATGAGAATGCTAAACTAGCCATACCTTTTCTAAATTTTAATATATTATAATTAGTAGAAAAAACATTACTAATGATATAATCATCATCGCTTAATCTATTCAAAAAATCATTATTTAAAGTTATTTTTAAAAATTTTTTATTTAATTTAGAAAAATTACAAGAACCAGATGGTTGTAAATCATTTGGATTTAATGAAAATGAGTAAATATTAATACCATCATTACATGATGATAATTTATGTTCATAAGGTACAACATAGTTATAGTATATTGAGTCATAAGGGATCGATCTATCAACACCATTTAGTTGTAAATAGCTTGAAAGGATAGTATTATTTTTATTTGATGTAATATTTGGGTATGAGTCAGTTAAATCATAAGTTAGTGTAGAGGAGTATTCATTATGAATATTATAGTTATTAATATCAGATTCTTTTTGATTAGTCCAGATAATATATTTTGTAGGATTATTAATATTAAGTTCAAGATCAATATCATTTTTTTTAATATTTTTATATTGGATTTGGTTAGTTTGTTCAATAAGATATTCATGATTTGAGTTAGCGAATTTTAATCTTTCATCTTGATCGAGATAAATAAAGTTTGTAAGTAATTTAATATTACTAATTTTAATTTTAGATTGTATATCATTAAGTGTATAATCTGTATAAATAAGTTTAGAAAGTGTATTAATATTTAATTTAATAATAACAACTTGATGTTTAATTGAAATAATAGGTAATGAGAGTGAATAATCTTTGTTAAAGAATAATTTAATTGGGATATAAATATCAAAATTATTTTTAGTGGTATTATCGTATGTATAAGCGGATGATGAGAGTGAAAATAGTTTATTAAAATCCAATTTTTTAAAATTTGTATTAAATAATTGATTCCATATAAACATGTATTGATTGTATGATCTATCGATTACAAACCCACCAATTTCTAGTTCAACTTTAGAGACAATATTCCATCCTAAAGTATTAATCCAGGAGAAATTATAATTATTATTTAATGAATTTTCATAAATTATTTTTTTGGTGGAGTAATCGTCTTGTAAATTTTTTAGAATATTATAACTTTTATTAATATAAGATTCAATAAGTAATTTTAGTTTATTTTTTTTAATAAGTTGATTTTCATTAAGATTATAAATATTAAGTAGATGTAAAGTAATATTAAAATTATTATTAATATCATCACCAATAATATTTTTATTTAATAAAAAATCTTTATTAGAGTCTAGATAGGTATTAATAGATGTATAAATATTATCAAAAGTTTCATTAAAATTATCTAAACCATTATTAGCTATAATAATACTTTCATATATAAAATGTATGAAATTATTAAAGTTTTTTATTAATGTTTCAGATTGTGTTAAATTATTATAATTTTGTTCAATTTCTTCATTAGAAGTAGTTTTACTTAATGATACTGAAGGTAAAGATACTTTTAATATAATATCATTAATTAAATCACCATTTTTTGGTATTTCACAAGAAATTTCTTCTCCGAAATTTTTATTTCCGTCTAAGTTAAGTTCAATAAATTCCATAGCATAGTTAGTATATCTTTTATATAAGAATTTAAAAAAAGTAATTTCTGGTATTCCTGTTAGAAATAAATCTTGTGCTCCGTAAGCGAGAATTTGTATTAAACCACTTGGCATTTATATTAATAGATATTAAATTTTTAATTTTAAATAAATTAAAATATATATATATTATATATGGATAAAGAAACCAAATTTGAGTTAGAGATATCAGAAATTATAAAGAGAGCAATAAAGTATTTGTTAGAGGGAGGAGCGGTAGCGTTAGCTGCCAGGTATATTCCTTCAGAGAAGATAGATTTAAAGGAGGTAGCTGGAATAGCGTTTACAGCGGCGTGTGTTTTTGCAATTTTAGATATGTATGCTCCGAGTATATCAATTGCAGCGAGAAAGGGTGCTGGATTTGCGATAGGTAGTACAGCAGTAGGTGGATTAAAAACGTTTATATAGATGGTATAAATTGCCAATTTAAATATTCGCATATTTTTTTCCATATTTTATCTTGTTCTTTTAATTTTTCAGTACTTTTAAGTAATGGAAAACAAGGTAAAAAATCATATAATTCTAATAGTTCACAAAATTTATGTAAAGTATAAGAGTAACTAAGAAAATTCTTTCTATCTTTTGGAGAATGTATATTAAAAGGTTCTTGACATAATTTAAACATTTCTCTAAATTTTTCCTCAACTTCCCTAGTCATTCGTGGAGGAGGTTTACCTGAAACTTTATTAATAATATGTTGTACATGTTCATAATATTTATTATAATTAAGTTTTTTTAAAATTGCTCTCATTTGTTTTGGAGTAATTGATTTGTTAAGTAATCTCTGTTTTTTAATTTCATCTAATATTTTTTCATAAATATTATCTGGAATATCAGTAGATTCTTTTGCTTGAAATTGAGCTAACCCAAAAATCCATTTGTTATAAATAACAAACATCTAATGTTCAGTTTATAGAAACCTCCATTAGATCACTTGTCTCCAAGGGGACGGACTATACCTTAAGCCTTAATCAGAGTGATCAACTCTTCAGACCCACAAACATCTAGTCTCTGAACCTTCTCCATATTCCTTGATCATTGAAACTTAGGAGCTTGGCTGCGGATTGTCCTTATTCTTTACATTTTTACCATTGGGTACGATAATTAACCGTGTTCTTTTATGAAGTTTCCAACATAAAATGGTAGTAAAGACCTAACAGGATGTTCCCGCAATTTGAATGTGTTGCCAAATATTAATTACTAACTATAATATTCATTAATATTGACTAGCAGATTTCGAGTATAATAATTTATACTATGGTAACTCCACTATTTTTCCTAAGGACTTTACCACTAGCCTTAGGTAGTCTGCTGTTATGAGCAGTTGCCAAATTTAATAAATAAATTTAGACAAAATTAACTCATTAAAATGATTAATTCTTCGATAACAATAAGCTGTAACATCAGGAACTGGTTCTTTATAGTTAGGTTTATCGCTATCTAGTATTATATATTCACATTCACCACAAGAGGTACAGATAAGATATCCATCAGATAAATGTAGTGTCATTTCAATATTACAAGTTTCACAAAATTTAGGTTTAAATTTTTGAGATTTATCAAATTTAGTTTGTTTATTATCAGTTACTTTAAGATAATTATCTAAAAGTTGTGATTTGTTATTAAAAGATGATATATTTTTTTTTACAATATTTGAATTATTAAAAAAATCAATAATTTCCATATGTTTAACATCATTATTTTTAGAATTTATTTCATAATATGGAATTATATAATCAATAGTATTATTATAATAAATTAATTTATCAACATTATTTTCAATTGATTTTAATTTATTATTTAGTGTTTTATTTTCATCTAAAATTGTTGTTTTTTTACTTATAATTTCATTTGTGTACTCAGTATAAGGAATTTTATTTAGTTTATCTAATTCGATATTATTCAATTCTATAGTTTTTTTTATATCTTCTTTACTTCTTTCATTATCTTCAAATAAATTTATTTTATCTTTATGTTTTTTATCTAAGCTCGTTTTTTGTTTATTCATATAGTTTTATTATAAAAATAGTTTAAATAATTTAATTTAATTTATATGAAACGCATTAAACGCATAATTAATATATTATAATTTGTATAGATGAATTTAGATTATATAAATTTAGTAAAATTAATTTATTTAATAAATGCAAAAATGAATGGTTGGGGAGTTGGTATAAAGGATAATGACACATTTTATTTAATAAAGAAGAAGTTAAATAATTACAATTTTGAGGAGGAGATAAGTAAAATTTCAGTTAAAGAAATTAATTTAAAAAAATATATATAAATAATAAATGTTTATTACTTATAAATATGTCAGGTGGTTTAATGCAATTAGTCGCGTATGGTGCTCAAGATGTTTATTTAACTGGTAATCCTCAAATTACATTTTTTAAAATGGTATATAAAAGACATACCAATTTTGCTGTTGAAGCAATTGAACAAATAGTAAATGGTGACTTTGCATTTGGTAATAATTTATCATCAACAATAGCAAAGAATGGTGATCTTATTACAAAAATGTATATAAAATGTGATGTTTCTCTTACTGGAACTGATGGTAAATTTGCTTGGGTTAACAAATTAGGTCATGCTTTATTAGAAGAGATAGAGTTATTAATAGGAGGAAGTAAAATAGACAAGCAGTATAGTGAGTGGTTAAATTTATGGTATGAGTTAGCGAGGGATGTTTCACAGGACAAGGGTTATGATATGATGATAGGAAGTAATTTAGATATGACTAATTTAACAACAGATAGTAAAGCAACTACTTTATATGTACCGTTAAAATTTTTTTGTAACAAGTTTAATGGATTAGCGATTCCGTTAATATCGTTACAGTATCATGATGTGAGGGTAGATTTTAAGTTAAGGAGTAGTGATAAATTAATAGTCAAGGAAAGTAAGGCTGTAGTAACAGCATCAATTAGTAATATAAGTTTATTAGTAAATTTTGTTTTCTTAGATTCTGTCGAGAGGAAGAGATTTGCGTCATCACAGCACGAATATTTAATAGAGCAGGTGCAGGTATCAAATAATGAGAAAGTAAATTTGGAGGATAATATTTACAAGTTAAATTTTAGTCATCCGTGTAAGAGTTTATATTGGATGGTACAGAATGGTAATTTTATATCAGGCAAGTCTTTTTTAGGTTATACTCCGGAGTCAAAGTATATTTATAGATCGGGATATGGAGAATTAAATCTTGATTTGATAAAATATGCTTCAGTGAGATATGTATTAAGTCAAGTTTATTCATCAAATGGGTTAGTAAAGTTAAGTTTAAATGGTTCTGGTGTAGAATCGGCAGAGAGTACGGTAGCAACGACAGAAACTACATATAATCATCATTCTATAACATTAAGAGATGTAGTTATTAAGGCAAATTACAATAGTTTAACAAACATTGATAATATAAATAATACAGCAGAATGTGATAGTAGTGATATAAATAATTGGGAATTAGTAACAGGAATGAGTATAGATAATATTTCATTACCAGTAGATGAATTAATGACTGGATTTACAAGAACTGCAGATGCTTTAAATATAGGAAATAGTGATTTTGATATAATCACTTATCAATGGAATAATTTTGGGAAATATTTGGATTATTCATTTAATCCTGTGATAACTAGCTTACTTAAATTAAATGGACAGGAAAGGTTTGCTGAACAAACAGGAGAATTTTTTAACTATTTACAACCTTATGAAACTCATAAAAGTACTCCTAAAGACGGTATTAATTTATTTAGTTTTGCATTAAATCCATTAGAGCATCAGCCATCAGGTACTTGTAACTTTTCAAGAATTGATAATACATCATTAAATATTAAATTTGATTCGGACATAATAAATGTATCAGGCAGTAAATTAGTAATATTTGTATTAAATTACAATATATTAAGGGTGATGAATGGTTTAGCAGGAATTTCTTATAGTAATTAAAAAATATATAGATTTGAAAAAAATATATAGAATTTAATAAAAATTTTTTTTGTATACATAATATATATATAGATGGGAGGCGGTTTGATGCAACTCGTTGCCTATGGGGCACAAGATGTTTACCTTACAGGTAATCCACAAATTACTTTTTTCAAGGTTGTCTACAGAAGACACACCAACTTTGCTTGTGAAGCAATTGAACAAACTTTTAATGGAACTCCAACTTTAGGAGGAAAATCAACTGTAGTTATTACCAGAAACGGAGATTTAGTAACAAAAATGTGGTTGAAGACTACTGTATCAGCAGCAGGAGGTGATTTAACTACTACTGATTTAGGATATGCTATTATTAAATCTGTAGAATTACAAATCGGAGGAACTAAAATTGACAAACACTATGGAAGATGGATGCATGTATGGAGTCAATTAACAAGAACAGCAGAACACGCAGATGCTTTTACTGCTATTGTTTCTCCAGGAACTGTAGCTGACGGAACTTCTGCTAGTTTATATGTTCCATTACAATTTTTCTGCTGCAGAAATGATGGTTTAGCTTTACCATTAATTGCTTTACAATATCATGATGTCAGATTAGAATTTGAATTTGATACTATTGCTAATGCATCTTTATCTAATACTACTTTATTAGTAAACTATGTTTACTTAGATTCTGAAGAGAGAAAAAGATTCGCACAAGCTTCTCACGAGTATTTAATTGAACAATTACAATTTACTGGTGTAGAAACTATTGCTGCTACTGGAACCAGCAAAGTAAGATTAAACTTTAACCATCCAGTTAAAGAATTAATCTGGGCTGCTGATAATGATTTTGGTGATTTCACTGATGGTGCAGCTAACCCAGTAACAAGTGCTTTATTACAATTAAACGGACATGATCGATTCAGCGCAGAAACTGGTGCTTTCTTCAACTTCGTACAACCACATACACACCATACTAGAACTCCAAGTCCTGGTATTAATGTATATTCATTCGCTTTGAACCCAGAAGAACATCAACCATCTGGAACATGTAACTTTTCAAGAATTGATAATGCTACTTTAACTGTTACTATGGCTGGTGCTTCTACTTCTTTATACGTATATGCTGTAAGTTATAATGTATTAAGAGTTATGTCTGGTATGGGAGGCGTTGCGTACTCAAATTAAATTCAAATAATATTACTAACTTATTTAAAGATATATTCTGTATATAAATTATATATAATATGTCGTTAATTTTCGATGAAGAACTAAATTGCTTTAAATTGCACAAAACAATTTTAATTGATAATAAATCTATTCAAAACATAATAAATTTACAAACGTTATATGATTTTAATAATTTTGATTCAAGAGAAGATATTTGGTATGTTAAAAATATAAAATTACATAAATTATTATTTACGAATATTAATTATGATTATATTGAATTTAAAAATGATAATAAAAATGATTTTAGATTAACAAATATTAATTTTAAATTTTATGATATTAAAGAGCCAAGTAATGTAGATATTTTAGAAAAGGGAAAATATATTAAACTTAATGAAGGGAAATATAGTGGTCAAATTAGAAATATGTATTGGAAAGTAAAAGATAATAATAATGATATATATTATCTAATGTCTTGTAAAGATAATAATAAAAATACCACATATTTTAAATTTGATACTAATTCTCTACACAAAGTACTTAATGTTTATAATAATAATAGATATACTTGGCATATAGGAAAAAATGGTTATCCTAAAGTTTGTTATCCTGATGATAAAGGTAATAAAATTAATAGATACTTACATCAACATCTAATGGATTACTACGGAAACGGATTAAATAAAAATACAAAAACTATTGACCATATTAATAGAGATAAATTAGATAATAGACTCTCCAACCTACGTCTAGCTACACAAAGCCAACAAAATCAAAATACTGATAAAAGAAAAAGACAATCCATCGCACAAGACTTACCTTCAGGAATTACTCAAACTATGCTCCCTAAATACGTATGCTACTATAATGAATGCTACAATAAAGAAAAAAATTTATATAGACAATACTTCAGAATTGAAGGCCACCCTAAACTAGATAAAGACATTAGTAGCTCAAAATCAAATAAAATTTCTATTCAAGATAAACTTACCGAAATTAAACAATATTTAAAAAATATAGAAGAAAATAAAGAATGTGTAAAAGAGATGAAAGAACTACCTGTTGGTATTAGATTAAAAAAAAAAAATGATGAAGAATCGTTTTTTATTTTAGATTATAGAATTGA